TGGACCCTTATCTCGACGCGCACGCCTCAGAGCTCCTCAAACCAGATGAAATAGTCGCGGCTCGCCCGGTAGAGCTTGGCGTCGGGCTGGTAGTCGTCACGCTCGGTCTCGAAGAACGCGCCCTGGACATTCACTGCGCCCATGGGCCCGCGGTAGCCGTCGAGGCGCGCCTTGACCAGGTCGGCCAGCGCGTTCGCGTCATTGGCGAGCGGCGCATAGGCGTCGATCTGGTAGCGCGGGCGGGCCAGGCCCGAGGCGCCCTGCATGTGGTGATCGCCGACGCCGGAGATCCGTGTGTAGACCGCGCTAGGCCGGTTCTCGCCCTGCGGCAGCGTGACGGGGAAGATGCGCTTCCCGCCTACCGCGGCTGAGATGCCGCTGTCCGCGAGCAGGAACGCGCGCAACTGGGGGCGAAGGTCGGCGACCATGTGCTAGTTGGCTGGCACGGGTTGGCGCTCGGCGACGATCTTCTGCCCCTCGCGCCGGCCGACCTCGTGCGACAAGCCAGGCCATCAGCGCGCTGCCGTCGTGCACCAGGTCCCCAGCGGCGAGCCGTCGCTCGGCCGTCGTGATGGTGGTGTTGAGGGTCATTGCGCCCTGCCTGATGCCGAGCACCCGACCGACCTCCGGATCCGCGCTGAAGCCGGCGAGCTCGAGGCCGTCTGCCACGTCCGCCACGCCGGCCGGGTCGACGCCGATCGCGTGCTTGGGCGGCAGCAAGCCGACGCTCTCGAGCTGCTCGACGATCTCGACGACGTCGTCGATGTCCTCGGATGAATCGTTGGCGATCACGCGCCATGTGCCCTCGGCCTCGAAGTCGCGCAGACGCGGGGCGATCTCCTTGCGGCGCTCGAGCACGCACTCGTGGGCCCACGCCCGGCACCAAAGCAGCCAGCCGAGTGCCCTTCTCGCGCCCCATGACGGCCAGGCCGAGGAGGTCGTCGAGGCCGCCACCGTCGATCCCAACGACCGCGACCTCGCAACGTTCGACGAGCGCCTCGAGCGTGAGGCCGGGCAGCGCGGCCGCTTCCCAGCGATCGGCGCCGGCCCAGCGGTCGGTCGTGAGCCCGAGGCCGATCTCGACGTTGAGATGCTGGGACGCGAACAGGGCGAGCTGCTCGGCGCCCTCGTCCTCCGCCGTCTGCATCTCACGCTCGAGGAAAGCCGGATCGACTGACCGCCCGAGGTTCGGGTTGACGGTCGGCCAATAGCGCCGGTCCTTCCAAGCCTGCGCCTTCACCAGGCCGGCGGGAAGCTCATAGAGCACCGGCAACAGCGGCAGCGAGCGCCTGCCATCGCGCACGGCCCGAGCCCGCATGAGCTCGGCCCGGAACACGCCCGCTGGCGGCGACTTGCTCTGCGTCGTGATCTGCATCAGGAAGCCGTCCGGTCTGGCCGCCAGCGCGCCGCGCAGCTCGACGAAGATCTCGCGCGCCTTCGAGTGCGCCGCGAACACGTGCGTCTCGTCGATCAGCGTCGCCGTCTGCTTGCCGCCGGTGATCACGTCGGTATCGGCCGCCTTGATCTGGATCTTCGCCTCGCTCACCAGGTGGGTGATCGTGCGGATGTGCTGCTGCAGGTGGAAAAGCTTGTTGAGGTGCTCGTCGGCCCGGATCATTCCCGAGGCCTGGCCGAACGAGATATCGGCGATCTCCTTGGTCGGGGCGACGAGCAGGAGCTCGGCCGCCGGCCGCCGGTTCATGATCGCCGCGGTCACCATGATGCCGGCGGCGCCGGTGCTCTTGGAATTCTTCTTCGGCACCAGCAGGAACAGCTCGCTGATCATGCGCCGGTTCGTGCTGGCGTCGTAGGCGCCGAACAGCGCCGCGACGATCTGGCGGAACCAATCGCCGATCGCATCGGCAAACCGCGGCTTCCCTGGCACGTCGGGAATGCGAAGCCGGTTGAATATGCGCACGGCCCGGTCGGCTTCCTCCTGGAAAAGCGGAAGCTCCGGGACGAGCGGCCGGCCGCCGAGGATTCGCGCCTCCCAGTCCGGGCACGCCGTCGACCAGTCCATCAGTTGAGCGGCCTATCAGGGACGTGCAGATCGTCGCCCCACTCGCCGCCCTCGGCGCCCACATTGCGGGCCGCCACGGCCGCCGCTTCCTTCTTGCCGAGCTTCTCCGGCTTGGGCGCGGTAGGTTGCTCGAAGGCAGCCGCGGCGCCTGCTAGGCGGCTCATCTCCTCGAGCTTCCGCTGCGCGCTCACATTGCCGGCTTTGGCCGACTTATGGAGCATCCGTATAATCTCGCGCCGCTTTTTCGCATGCCCGGCGTCCAGCTCCTCGCGGAAATACTTGTAGAGGGTCGGCTTGGTGCAACCGATCGCGCGCGCCACGTCATCGTGCGACATGCCAACGCATACCAGCAGCTCGACCTCTCTCCGCAGGGCCGCGGTTACCTTGAATTCCTGCATGGCGCTGTCGGCAGCACTTTTACTGTTGCGAGAGTTCGGCGAAAATTCTGCGCGGAGGAAAAAATCTGCGCGTGACTGCCCGCCGCTGGTCCGGGGAGCGAGGCGCAAAAACTCATACCCTCCCCCCGGTCTGCTCGCGTGCCGTCTTCGCCTCGTGACATGGTCGACAAATCGATTGCCAATTGTCCCTGTCCCAGAACAGCGCCATGTCCCCATGATGGGGGATGATGTGGTCGACCTCGTCGGCAGGGGTGATGCGGCCTTCCTGTAGACATGGCCTGCATAGAGGGTTGGCCACCTTGTGTGCGTGGGCTGCCTTCTCCCAGTCCCAGGTATAGCCACGCTTGCGTGCGCTTGGACGCTCGAAACGCTCAGGCTTCACGCGAGTGGCGTCGATACTGGGGATCCTCGGCCCGAGCGTGGCGATCCGCCTTCGCTTCAAGGCTTGGCTGCGCCCGCTATCTTGTTCGGCACCCAGTAGACGGCGGCGCCGGCGATCACCGCGAGGAGCTCGGGCGTCAGGAACGATCCGAGGCTGAACCGTTGGGCGAGGTACTGTCCGACGAGGGTCACGATGCCGCCGACCCAGGCCTTGTCCGATTGCGTGAACATGTGCGCTCTCACACGAATGAGGCGGCGCTGGGTTCGCAGCGCCGCCAGGTTAGGGAGGAAACGCCCTGAAGGAGGGCCCTCCCGGCCCCAGTCAAGATGGGGCTTGGATTGAGCCAAGGACCGACGAGCCCCTACTTGCCTGCTCGTGACTCTCGCACGACCAAGACCCGAAGCAGACGAATTGGATTGCAATTCCGCAACTCGCGTGTAGAACGGCACCCGGGTGTTCGTTGCGTGCCGCAGCGACAGGTCATGCGATGGTCGGGCCGCCACACGGAAAGCGTGTGCCCATGGATCAGCGACCGCCACCAAACGATCTCCCCCGAGCCCAAGTTCTGGCCGAGCGTGCTTTCGCGACGCTCCAACGGTTCCTGCACGTCGAAGCCGTCGGCGGCGTCATGCTGTTGGTCGCCGCCGCGATAGCACTCGTTTGGGCCAACTCTACCCTCGCCAACAGCTATCACTCTCTCTGGCATCTGCCGCTCTCGGTTGGGATCGGCGAACTCGTCTTCTCTAAGTCACTGCACTTCTGGATCAACGACGCGCTGATGACGGTCTTCTTCCTGGTCGTCGGCATGGAGATCCGGCGCGAGATCCATGAAGGCGCACTGAGCAAGCTCGATCAGGCGATGTTGCCCGTGATCGCAGCAGCAGGCGGTGTCATCGTCCCCGCCCTGATCTTTCTGAGCCTGAATGCCGATCCCGTGCGCGGCCGTGGCTGGGCCGTGCCGACCGCCACGGACATCGCCTTTGCCGTGGGCGTCCTTGCGCTGCTGGGGCGGTCGGTACCAAACAATGTGAGGGTCTTCCTGCTCGCCCTGGCGATCATCGACGACGTGATTGCGGTGCTCATTATCGCGTTCTTCTATTCGGGCGGGCTTGAGGCTGGCGGCTTCATCGTCGCCTCGCTCGGCATCCTCATGGTTCTCGGGTTCCAACGCATTGGCCTCGGCTCCGCGCTCGCTTACGTTCTGCCAGGCGCCGTCGTGTGGATCGGCTTCCTCATGACCGGCGCCCATCCGACCCTTGCCGGCGTCGTGCTCGGCCTGATGACTCCCGTGCAGTCGATCCCGTTGCGGGAGCACCCTCTCAAGGTCCTGTCGCGCGTGCTCAGCGAGTTGCGGAGCAGTGATGCCGTCGCGACAAAGGACACGCATCGTCTCGACACACCGCTACGCCAGCTTCGCGTGGCCCACCGCGAGATCCTCCCGCCTGTCGTGCGTGTGCAGACAGCGCTCCATCCCTGGGTGGCGTACAGCGTCATGCCCCTGTTCGCACTGGCCAATGCGGGAGTGAGCTTGACCGGTGCGGATCTCACATCTGGAGGTGCACAACTCGTCATGCTGGGCGTGGCACTTTCCCTCGTTGCAGGTAAGCCGATCGGTGTCGTCGGCGCGACCTGGCTTGCCGTGCGGCTGGGCTGGTGTCAGCTGGCACCGGGCGTGTCTTGGGGCGGCGTTGTTCTTGTCGGCTTGCTGGCCGGGATAGGCTTCACCATGTCGATCTTTATCGCCCTGCTCGCTTTTACTGACGAGAGAC